GTGACCAAACAGTTCACCCCAATCCGTACCTTCTTTTTCTTCTTGATCTTCCATATTAAAAAAACTGCCTTAGTGTGTGAGGAATAAGCAGATGACCATTGCTTTGTTAGGCAGCTATATGGCAAACTTAGCAAATATTGGTATGTTTGGAAAGTAACACAATAGTAATTATGCTCAAACTCTTAAAACCAATACTACTAAAGTTTTTCACGACAACTGCTGTAAAGAGATTAGTAGTTGATCTTCTTCGTGCAATCTGTAAACAGACCTCGAATACTCTTGATGACAGAGCCGTTGACATGTTGGAACAGCAGTTGTTTCCTAAAATGAATTAAAATGAACAGTAAAGAGTTCTTTAAGATACTTATTGGTGAACCACCTCTTGAAGTTGAGTTGGAAATAGAAATGAAATGTAGAGAAGTGGAAGAACTACCAGAAAGTATTATGAAAGCATATTGTTTTGCTTTAGTAAAAGAAAACAAAATGCAAAATTTACTTATCATGGCGGCAATGCAACGTATCACTGACACAGAACTTAAGTTATTAAGAACTGAAATGGCTCTTCATCATTACAAAAAAAATTTAAACCCAAAAAAGAAAGGTTTATTCAACAGAATCAAGACTATGTTGAGCGTGTTCAGATGATCTATTATCTTCCCACAACACTTTGTAGTAATACATTTTAGTACCCACTGAATTTTTTCTTTCTATAGTTTCAGTAATATTGCCATATTTTTTTTTATATGTATTAGCTATCACAGAATAGTTCTTTCTAGATACACGATCATTGATCTGGAATCTTTGTCCGATTAGCTTATTAGGCATAATTTTCTAAAACAAGGTATATTAGTTTCAAAACCAATTCTAATTATGGGAAAAGAAAAAAAGTTAGAATTATTAGAAAATCTTCAAACTGTTCTTATACAAGAATTATTAGGAAGAATAAAATGTGGTGAAGCAAAACCAGGTGATCTTAACGTAGCTAGACAATTATTAAAAGATAATGGTATTGAATGTATTCCAACAGAAAAGAATCCTATGGAAGACTTGATGTCAAACTTACCAGATTTAGATATAATTCCTGTACTTGAAAGATAGGTTATGAAAATTTTAGATACCTTTGCAGGTATCGGTGGTTTTTCCTACGCTGCTGAAAAACTTATAGGCGGTTTTGAAACCACACAATTTATAGAAATTGACCCTTTCTGTCAAAAAGTCCTCAAAAAACACTGGCCACACGTTCCTATCCATGACGACATCAGAACCTTTACAGCTAAACCTGGAGAATATCAAGTCATTACAGGAGGATTTCCCTGCCAAGACATTAGTACAGCAGGCCATCAAAAAGGCATTACCAAAGAAACCAGATCAGGTTTGTTTTACGAACTCATGCGAGTCATACGCATGGTACGACCACAATACGTTGTCTTGGAGAACGTGGCAGCGATCCTTAATAGAGGGTTGGACATTGTACTCAGGGAGCTTTCCGAAGCAGGGTATGATGCAGAGTGGTCAGTTATTTCAGCAAGTTCTTTGGGAGCCTGTCATCAGAGAAGCAGATGGTGGCTCGTTGCCTACCCCAACAACAATGGATCATTTGCCACAGAGAAGTCCCGAAGCACTAAAAAGACAGATGGAGGGGCCGAGGAAAGGGAGAACCAAACTAGCCAATTTGAGAGAAGCAGTGAATCCAGAGACACAGAAACTGTTCAACTCGATGCTTCCGACCCCAACGGCAAGGGATTACAAAGGAGCGCAGAAAGAAGGTTATCTGGAGAGAGGTTATGGCCCGAACCTTCCAGATATAATCAAACAACTCCCCACTCCCTCAGCCCACGAACACAAATACAGTATGAGCAAAGAGGATCATCAATCTGGAACTTGCCTAGCAGCTATGGCAAGGAAGGATCGACTCTCAGCCCCAACTGGCAAGCCTATGAGTCTGAACCCTGCCTTCGTAGAGGAGATGATGGGCTATCCAATTGGACACACAGACTTAAAGCATTAGGAAATTCGGTTGTGCCACAATGTGCTGCTATTCCTTTACAGAGGGTAAAAGATCTTTATGCAACCACTTCCTGAGAAACTACAAGATTTTAGATACTTTCTAATAATAACCTGGCGTCATCTTAACCTGCCTGACCCCACGCCAGTTCAATTAGACATAGCCGAGTATTTACAACATGGACCTCGTAGAAAGATCATACAAGCCTTTAGAGGGGTGGGTAAGAGTTGGATTACATCCACCTACGTTGTATGGAAACTACGGATGAATCCACAATTAAAGTTTCTTGTTGTATCTGCAAGTAAGGATAGAGCAGATAACTTCTCTACTTTCACTATGAGATTGATCAATGAGATGCCTGTGCTTGCTCCATTACGACCCGATGACTCTCAAAGAAACAGTAAAATAAGTTTTGATGTTGGCCCTGCACACGCTGACCACGCACCTTCAGTAAAGTCACAGGGTGTTCTGGGACAAATGGCAGGTAGTCGTGCAGATGAAGTCATAGCTGATGATGTAGAAGTACCAAATAACAGCTTTACTCAACCGATGAGAGACAAGTTAAGTGAAGCTGTAAAAGAATTTGATGCAATCTTAAAACCTAACGGTAAGATTACCTTTCTTGGCACACCACAAACAGAACAATCTTTATATCTGACACTGGAAGAACGTGGATATACAACACGCATATGGACTGCACGTTATCCAGAACTTAAAAACAACTATGGAGACAGATTAGCTCCCAAGTTAGCTCAGAGCCTTGCAGAAGAGCTTGTAAAGCCTAAAGATCCTGTTGACCCAGAAAGATTCAGTTCAATAGATCTGATGGAACGTGAAGCTTCCTATGGTCGTTCTGGGTTCTCTTTACAGTTTATGCTTGATACAAGCTTATCAGACCAGGATAGATACCCTCTAAAACTATCAGACCTTATCATCAGCAGTGTTAATCCTGATCATGCACCAGAAAAGGTCATATGGTCTTCTTCACCAGAGTATGTAATCAAAGAATTACCCTGTGTAGGGTTTAATGGTGATCATTTCTATCGACCTGCACAACAATTTGGTGACTGGATTGAATATACAGGCTCTGTTATGTTCGTTGACCCCTCTGGAAAGGGTCGTGATGCCACTGGTTACGCTGTTGTAAAGATGCTTAATGGAAATCTATACGTTCCCGATGCAGGGGGTCTTAACGGTGGTTACAGTGACGCAGTATTAACAACCCTATCCAAAATAGCCAAGACTAATAAAGTAAATACAATCCTCGTAGAATCCAATATGGGTGGTGGTATGTTTGCAGAACTGATGAAACCCTTTCTTATGCGCTATCATCCCTGTGAAGTGAAAGACGTTAGAAACAATAAAACCAAAGAACTACGCATAATAGATACTTTGGAACCTGTAATGAACTCTCACAGGCTAATAATAGACCGTAAGGTAGTTGAAAAAGACTATAGATCTAACCCTAACGAAGCACCAGAAAGAAAACTAAAGCTTCAACTCTTCTATCAAATGTCTCGTATAACAAGACATAGAGGTTCTCTTGTTCACGATGACATACTTGACGCTCTATCAGGTGCTGTAGCTTACTGGACTGAGTACATGAATCAGGATGAAGACCGTAATATAAGATCTCGTAAAGATGAATTACTAAGAGTACACCTCGATAACTGGGGTTCTCTTATGAATAATTCCATTACTCAGACAGCTATGGGTATGACTCCTTCTCAAATAAGTAATTCTAATGATAATACCGATGGCTTTATAAGTAATTCTTATTAAAGCCCACTTGTAGATAGATCATGGGGGGGACTATAGGGGGGGTCGCTAAGTTTCATCCATAGACTTACCATAGTTAGATTATAAATTCACCATGGATTTGACCTTCATCAGCATCTTCTTTATAATTAATCCATAGGTTCTCTCCCCAATAGTCCCTATAAAAGACCCTTGTAGTTTCCTTCTGGGTGGTTCTACATAGGGTCTTACAAAAGATTTTTGACACAAAAATTTGAAGGGCTTACGCATATATACAAATCTAAGATTTACCCCATATATAAGACTTTTTGCAGATATTTAAGCTATAACTACAGTCTTTTATATGTAGTACTGTCATAAAGACAGCACTGCAAGTTAGCTTATAGCTAGGATCTCAGGGTTTTTATAATGTTTTGGACAGTAAAAGGACAATAATTGGACAGGGTGGGGGGATATATAGGGTCTATTGTTACAAAGTGTTAAGATATTTATGTTTTTATATTATCGGTAGCCAACCCATAGTAATAATTCAATCAGTACTAGAAATTATTTTTTATAGTACTATTCCCAGAAACTAATTAATCAAATGATTACTGAAACAAAAACATATACCGAAGACTTAGCGGACTTTGGTTATAGAGAACAAAAAGAGGCTCAAGACCTTTTTGAAGCCTGGAAGCTAAACGGCCTACCTGTTGACTTTGAAAACGATGGTGTAAAAGTTGCCTTCAATATGAACTCTGGTTATGTATTTCTTACTAACTCTGAGTATCAGGTTGCTATGTGCGAAACAAACGAGCAAGACCAACTTGAGTTATATTCTTTTTATACTTCGCCTTATGAAGGCAAAGAAGGCTCATTTAACGAGCTATTAGAAGAATATAAAGATATGCACTTTGAAGATCAAGAGTGGTTTCAGCAAGTAGCTGAGAATATTAACAGATCAGATGAGTTGCCAGAGCTAAACGAGGAATAAACCTTTTAGACAATCCCTTAAAGCCTCTACGGAGGTTTTAAAGGGTTCTCTTAACAAGTGAACCTTAAAAAGCCCAGTTATCTATTTAAATTATTATGTCTAATTCATTAGATGAAAGATACAGTATTAATCTTGAATATTGTGGATATAAAGAACCGCAGTATGTAACAAGATTCTGTGATGAGTGGTTAGGTTGTAGACCTACCAGAAGTGAAGCTTCAATAGTTGCTTTACATCATCGTATGGAGTTTTTAGAGGGGTTATTAAAATGACCTCTGATAAATACGACTACGAGGCAGAATTAAAAGCTGCTAAACGTGCAGAGATAGAGCGTATATGGTTCGCTCAGGAAGCAACTAACAAGGAGCTACTGGAAGCTTATAAAGCTCTAGATATTAAGGAAAATAAAGAGCCTAGTTAATTCTAGGCTTTTACTTCTTTTTATTTTTTATTATTTCTGGTCTTATTATCCTTGGCGAAACTTTTAATGAACCTATTAAGAATTTTTTTAGTTTAATTTTTAACAGGTTCTTTACGAACCTTAAACCCAGTTATTTTTTTATTATGAAACTTTGTACAAATCAGAGTATCCCTTGCGAATATTTAAAGGGAGCTTGTATCTTTTTATCCGATGAGGATGAGGGGAGATATATAAAAGATGTATGTGTAGATCTTGAGAAACATTCTATTATCCTGATTGATGATGATGGTAATGGATTGTATTGGGAGTCTTTACGCAATGCGTCTATCCAATTCCAGGGGGGTAGATAAATGACTAGACGTTCTAATTGTTCTTTCTATATTAATGATGATACACAACAGATAGTTTGTGTAGATATTAGATATAGAGTTCACTTACAAAAATATCAAAAAGCAGGTAAGTGGGGTAGATATATTTACTGCCCACGTTGTAATCACGAACATTTAGTTTATAACCTTAGTTGGACTTCTTTAACGTGTGTACAATGTGAACACATAAGTAAAAAGTCAGAATGGTGGACAAGAGCTAACCATAAACAACTTACTAAAAGAGTTGCTTTTGTTAATCCAAAAGTTAAAGCCTACGTTCCTCATCCTCATGTTCATTATGGTAAAGATTCAATCTGGGAGCATTACTAATGAGTGATTATCCATACAACCTTACAGCAATAGCTACTCATTTAAGGGAGCTTGCACAGTCTATTGCTAAGAAACTGGACATAAGTGAGGAAGATGCCTGGGATCTTTGTATTGAAAAGCTTGAATCTAAATACCTACACATGACAAGGGAGGATAATAATGATTGAATGTCCTAACTGCAACAGCAACAATACTATTGTCTTACATACAAGAGAAAGAGAAGCTGCATATCTCTGGAGGTCTAGAACCTGTAAGGAATGTGGCAAGAACTTCAGTACAAGAGAGTACAGCTTGGAAGAACTTGCCAAGCTTATTGATGAAGGTAAGGAATCTCTTGATATTATGCGTGGTCACTGCGATGAATTACTAGCTGATTTAAAAGAACTTATCTCTCAATACTCTAATGACAAAGCAAACTGATTTAGAAGATCGGATGTGGAGTCGTGGTTTTGACAGACGACAACGCAACATTAACAACAACTTAGCCAAAGGTAGAGAATCAGAAACAGATTATGCAAGGAGCATGATTAAAGCTGGTCTTCTACCTTTTGTTGAAGCGATACAACAGTTCCTTAACAGGGCTTGGAGAGGTACACCAGGGGTAAAAGCTACAGCGGCAATCAAGCTACATGAATTTAAAGATGTAGATGTTATTGCTTTTATTACTTTTAAAGGTGTTATTGATGGTGCTTCCCAGAACAAAACAGCTACACAGACAGCATTACAGGTAGGACATATGCTGGAGGATGAGCAAAGGTTTACTTTGTTTGAACAGCAAGATAAAAAACATTTTACAAACGTCAAGAAACATATATCAGATACCAATCATCAAAGGTACAGACGCAACATGATGATGGGTCACATGAGAAACAGAGGTTTTGTTTTTAAATCGTGGTCAAAGGAGGACAAACTTAAGGTTGGTTTGAAGCTTATAGATATAATGATTAATGCTGTTGGGATGGTAAAACTTTCTACTGTCAGATCAGGTAAACAAACAAAAACATATGTTGAATTTACTCAAGGTACTATGGATTGGATCAAACGACAACGCAAAAATAGATTAGCTTGTTATCCATTGTATGAACCATGCGTAGAACAACCCATTGATTGGACTAGCACCACTGAAGGTGGTTTTCATACAAAAAGACTAAGACATATCAAGGCAATCAAATCAAAAGACCTTACTTACCATGAAGAAGTAACAAAAAGAGAACCAACAGCACTTTATACAGCATTGAATTGTCTTCAACAAACAAAGTGGGAGATAAATACAACTGTTCTAGATATTGCTCAAAGCTGTTGGGATAGAGGTATAGAAGTAGGTTGTCTGATAGATGCTGAACCACTGCCACAAACTCCAAAGCCATATGATATTGATACTAATGAAGACTCAAGATCTTGGTGGAGAAGAGAAGAAGTATTAAGACATGATCAAAATGCACATGATCGTATGAAAAGGTATCAATGTATTATGTTGCTTGATACTGCTACTAAGTTTGCAGAAGAACCTTTCTGGCACGTTACACAGGCAGATTTTACAGGCAGAATCTATTATGTATCAGGTATTTTCAATCCACAGGGTAATGATTTAGCTAGATCTTTACATAGATTTGCTGAAGGTGCAGCAATAATAGATGAAAAGGCAAAGAATTGGTTAGGTATAGCAGGTGCTAACTCATGGGGTATGAGCAAATACAGTTATGAAGAACGTATTGAATGGTCTAAAACAGAAGGAGAAGCTTTAGCTAGGCAGATAGCAAGCAATCCAGAATCTTATATCAGTATATGGAGTAAGGCAGAAGAACCTTGGCAGTTTCTTGCCTGGTGTTTGGACTTTAACGAGCTATTAGAACAGGGTTATGGCTATGTAAGCAAACATCCTGTATTACTTGACGGTACAAATAATGGCTTTCAACATTTTGCAGCTATGTCTCTTGATGATAATCTTGCAGCAAAAGTAAACCTTAAAAACTACGACCAGGTGGAGGACTTGTATGAAGATGTAAAAGATCAGGTAATAAAAGAGCTTCGTGATCTGAGTGATGAACAATGTCTAGCTGAAGATTGGTATAAGCATCACCAATTAATTACAAGAAAGATGATAAAAAAACCTGTAATGATGATTCCGTACAGTGGCAAGACCTTTGGTATTGCAAGTGCTGTTCGAGATTACTTTGTGAGCAGTGACGAAGAGTTGTCTTGGGATAAAGATTGCTTCTTACATAATCATTATCTTGCAAAAATTATAGAGAAAAGTGTAAATAATATCAGCCCTAAATGTATAACAGTAATGAAATATTTAACAGACATTGCAAGATGTTTTGGAAACGAAGAAAAAAATATATCATGGATTACACCATCTAATTTTTATGTAAAGCAGCAATATTACAACTTTAATATGAAAAGAATACGCACGAAACTGCATACAAGTACTGTAAAGTTGTCACTTCTTACTGATACAAAGGAAGTGGATAAAAGAAAATCTACTCAGAGTTTTGCTGCAAACTTTGTTCATAGTTTAGATGCTGCTAATGTACATTTAGCATTGACAAAAAGTAAAGCTAGTGGTCTAAATCAGTTCTGTACGATACATGATTGTTTTGGTTCACCTGCTGCACACATAGAAGAATTTATAAGTTATGTTAAAGAGAGTTTTGTTGATATGTATAGCAAAAATTTATTAGATGATTTATATCAACAAGCAGTAAAGCAATTAGAAGATTCAAGCAAGTTACCCATACCACCAGACATAGGGGATTTTGATGTATGTGAAGTTTTATTAGCACCATATGTGTTTAGTTAAACAAAAGCGTGACAAGTAATTTATCTGCGATACCATCAGTGATACATCCAACATGGATGCAAATAAAAGAAAACTTTAACTGAAATTTCCAAATGATTAAATCAGAAATTATCAACATCACAACACCAGTGTGCCTATTTCAATTCGCATGGCTGGTAGAACCCGACACAAAGTTTGATGCGTCAGGTATATGGCAGGTCGAATGTCTTATAGATCCAGAAAAATCACAAGATATAAGTGATCAATTAGATGGACTTCTTGAAAGATGGAAGACTCAACTCAAAATTTCTAACCCTAATAAAAAATACAAGCTTGCACCATTACCTTTTGGTTATGAGGATATTGATGGCAAACCATACTTTAGAATCAAAACCAAGATGAAAGGTGGAGGAGTAAGGGCTGATGGTACACAGTGGAAACAAAGACCACCTGTTTTATTTAATGCAGATGGTTCTCCTATGACAGAAGAACAGAAGGAGAAGGTAAACAAGTGTGGTCCAGGTACAACTGGTCAGGTCAATATGCGTTGCAGTGGGTGGGAAAATCCTAGCTTTGGTGTTGGCATAAAAATCCAACCAGAGGCTGTTATCATCCACAACCATGTCGAATATACAAAAACCGCACAAGGCTATGGCTTTGAAACAGAAGAAGCAACCATCGAAGAAGAGAAACCCAAAGCAAAAGCAGGGTTTGAAACAGTCGGAGCAGACGAATTTTAGAAGTAAGTTTGAAGCTGCAATAGCAGCTACATTACAAGCAAATAAAGTTCCCTATACCTATGAAACACTTGATGTTAGCTACCAAATCAGTTGCGTTTATAAGCCTGATTTCATCCTTGACAACGGCATCTGTATTGAAACTAAGGGCTTCTTCTCAAAGGAAGACCGCAGAAAACATATTGCGATCAAGACGCAACGACCCGACTTAGACATTAGGTTCTGTTTTCAGAACAGCAAAGCAAAATTGAGTCGTGGCAAAAGAAGTTTAACTTATGGTGCTTGGGCTACTAAGCATGGGTTTCTCTGGAGTCATGGCTCAATACCTACAGAATGGATTAATGAAAACGAAAGAAAAAATTGACAACGCAAAACAGAGAATCAAAGAACTCGAATGTCTTATCAAACATTGGGAGAGAGATGACACAAAGCAAGTATGTAAGGAAAGAACCCTGCCCTGAGTGCGGCAGCAAAGATAACCTAGCCATCTATGATGATGGACATGGTTACTGTTTTGGTTGTGGCTACACGCAGCAACCACAGAAAGATAAACCCAGAAAATCTTTTGTTAAATCAGTGAAGAAACCATTACTTAAATTTGTTACACCGAAAGCATTACCTAAACGTGCGATCACAAAAGAAACCTGTGAACTCTTTAACTATGGAACGTCTGAACACAATGGTCAGCCAGTACAAGTTGCTACCTATGAAGACAAATTAGGTAGACAGGTCGCACAACATATTAGATTTCAGAACAAAAAATTTATCTGGCTTGGTGATGTAGGTGATCTACAACTATGGGGTCAGAGATTATGGAGACAAGTTAATACAGGTAATATGTTTGTCACTATTACAGAAGGAGAGATTGATTGTATGTCAGTCTCACAAGCACAAAATAACAAGTACCCTGTAGTAAGTTTACCTTCGGGATCACAGTCAGCTAATAAATATATAGCTGCAAATCTGAAATGGTTATCTCAATTTGTACGTATAGTAATTTGTTTTGACAGTGACGAGCCTGGCATGGTTGCTGCCGAAAAAGCAATTAAAATCTTACCTCCTGGTAAGGCAGCAATATGTAGATTACCTAGAAAAGACGCTAATGAAATGCTCATCGCAGGTGAAGGGGAAGAACTTAGAGATCTGCTATGGAAAGCAACACCTGTTAGACCAGATGGCATCCTTAACGCATCTAACCTCTGGACAGAACTAACAAAGAAAGGCAGTAACAGTATCTGTTCTTTTCCTTTTCCAGAATTAGATAAGTTCTGTAAAGGGTTTCGTAAACAACAGATGCTATGTATAGCAGCAGGTAGTGGAACAGGTAAGTCAACAATATGTCGTGAACTTGCACATCACTTTATGAAGAATAATCTGACCGTAGGTTATATAGCTCTTGAAGAATCGGTACAAAGAACAATGCAGGGGATACTCGGTGTAGAGATGAATAAACCCCTGCATCTTGAGGATAATGTAGAAGAAACAGAAGGGTTGAAACAATCATTTGACAGATTGTTTGGTACAGGAAAACTATTCTTGTATGATCACTTTGGTTCTATTGATCCTGATAGATTAGTTGAACAGATACAGTATCTTGCTACAGCAGAAGGTGTTGATGTTGTTATCTTGGATCATTTAACAATAGTTGTTTCTGGTATCAGCGACCTTGATGAAAGAAGAGCTTTGGATGTGGTCTGTACCAAGCTTAGACAGGTGGTTGAATCTACTGGTATAGGTTTGATTATTGTCTCTCACTTGCGTAGACCAGAGGGTAAAGGACATGAGGAGGGTAATAAGGTTAGTCTTAATCATCTGAGGTCAAGCCATTCAATAGCACAATTAAGTGACTTGGTGGTTGCCTGTGAAAGAAACCAGCAATCGGAAAGCTATGCAGAGAGAGCAGAACTACAGTTAAGAGTATTGAAGAATAGACACACAGGAATGACAGGGCCAGTAGATAAATTATTGTATGACGAAAAGACAGGAAGACTTGTAGTACCTATGGAAACTTATTTCGGAAACTAATGACTTTACTTATTGACGCTGATTGGCTTATCTATTCTTCATGTTGTGCCTGTGAACAGGACATACAGTGGGATAGTAACCTACACACACTTCATGCAGATGAAAGAGATGTATATGAAATGATTGATGGTAGGATTGCACATTATCAAACCATTGCTGAAGGCGATAAAAATGTTGTCATGTGCTTTACAGAGTATCCAACATTCAGACATACGATATATCCAGAATACAAAGCTAATAGAAAACACAAAAGAAAACCTTTAGGTCTTCGTAAAATTATTGAAGGGGTAAGAGAAAGATATACGTCTGAAAGTTATGCAGGTTTAGAAGGTGATGATGTAATGGCTATTCTTGCAACATCAAAAAAATATGACAACCCAATAATAGTTTCAGTTGATAAGGACATGAGATCTGTGCCTTGTACACTGCTTGCAGGTGATGACATGGAACTTATAACTAAACGCAAGGCTGATAGACATTGGATGATACAAGCTCTTACAGGAGACAGTACTGATAACTACTTTGGTATTGATAAGGTAGGGCCAGTTACAGCAGAAAAGATTCTAGGTGAAGCTAAGACGCTAGAACAGATGTGGGAGAAAGTAGTAGAAGCCTATGAAAAAAAGAAATATAACTTTGCTGATGCTGTTCTTAATGCACAGCTTGCAAGAATACTGAGAGATGGAGACTTTGATTTTGATACAGGTGAAGTATCTCTCTGGACTCCATAAAAAACACTAGGCATCTCTTTTCTTTAACACTTCTACTTCTGAATAACATTTGGGACAATTTAAGTTAGTCCTTACAGAAAACTCAGGGTATAAGTTTGACATAGATTCATCAACATCAATCTCACCACTTACTATAAGTTCAGAATCGCACCAAAAACAGTTCATTTTTTAAGAAAACACTAGCAATACGGGCTGTGGTAGATTGCTAGCGTTTTTCGTTGCCTGGATAAGCATATTCACCTTATCACAGAAATTATATACTGCTATACTTTATTCTATAAATTGACATATACTAAATATAAATCTTATAAATCATGTCATCTGAAAAGCTACCAGTAATTACAGATGAATTGATTTTTGCCTTAGATCAAATCTTTCCTAATCGTCATCCTGATTTGTCTTTATCTGATAGAGAGGTATGGTATAGAGCAGGGCAAAGGTTTGTTGTTGATTATTTAATTGAACAACAGGCAAGACAAAAAGACACCATGCTCACTGAATCAGTCTTGGAGAATTAGCCATGTGCGTTGGAAGAAGACCATCCCCACCACCTTTACCAGAACCCAGACCAACACCACCAAAGCCAGAGCAGACTGCTCAAAGAGTTCTTGTCGGTACAAACAGACCATCAGTATCTGGACAACAAACTACAACTACAGGTGGTAGAAAAAGAACAGGGCAAAGGCAAAGTCGAGCAAGAAGACTTGGTACAGCTATGTTGAGAATACCTTTGAATCCTAATCAAAGTACATCTGACTTGAGGTATTAACTATGTGTTTCTTCGGAGGAGGTGCAAGAGCAGCGACACCACCAAAAACTACTTTCGATGATTCTCCACCTGTTGTAACTGGTATGCAAACTGGTGTAGATGATCCTGTTGACACAGCAAAAGTTACAGAAGAACTTAAGATTAAAAGGATGAATAAAGAAGGTATGAGTAATCCTGGTGACTCTCTTAACATTGCAGGTGTAACAAACAAAAGTGGTGGTATGAGTCGTGCTGACAAACAAAGAAGAGCAGCTAATCAGGAAAGAGCAAAACGTAATTTTAATAAGAAGAAATTTTCAAGAGGTATCACAGGTCGGAAAACTAGAAACGCTTAACTATGGAGTACTCAACACAAGGACAAACAGCAGGTGGTAGATACGCACAACTACAAAGTGCAAGATCTACCTTCGATAGAGAAGCAAAGGAATCTTCTAAACTTACAATTCCTAGTCTCATACCAGAAAGTACAACAGGTACAAGAGCAAAGATCAAAACACCTTTTCAAGCTGTAGGTGCTAGAGGTGTGAACAGTCTTGCATCTAAACTTTTATTTGCTTTACTACCACCATCTACTGCCTTCTTCAAACTAAGTATTGACAGTCTTGAACTGCTGAAGCAAGGACAGGAAGGTTTAGAAACAGAGATAGATAAAGGATTACGAACAATAGAAACAGCTTTGATGAATGAGATAGAGATCTCTAACGACAGAGTTGCCATGTTTGAAGCACTGAAACATCTGATCGTTGGAGGGAATGTTCTTCTCTATCTCACAGATGATGGACTGAAAGTATATCCACTATCAAAGTTTGTATGTAAAAGAGATGCAGTAGGTAATGTATTAGAAATTATTACACAGGAATCAGTCAACCCTAATGCATTGTCACCAGAGTTCTTAGAACAGATCAAGAAGAAAGAAAATTATGATGAAAAGACGATGGATAGTGACCTTGATATATACACATATGTCAGAAGAGTAAATGATGACTTTATGTGGTATCAGGAGTGTAAGGGAGAAAAGATACCAGGTACTGATGGTAGATCAAAAGTAGAAGTATCACCTTGGATTACTCTCAGGTTTGTTCGCATTGATGGAGAAGATTATGGAAGAGGTTATGTAGAAGAATACAGAGGAGACTTGATTAGTTTAGAAGCTTTGATGCAAGCAATCATAGAAGGTGCAGCAGCATCAGCCAAGACTATATTCCTTGTAAATCCTAATGGTGTAACCAGAGCAGCAACACTAGCCAAAGCTCCTAATGGTGCAATAAGAGAAGGAAGTGCAGCAGATATTTCTGTCATGCAGGTTGGTAAAGGAGCAGATTTTAATGTATCTTTTTCTGCAATACAACGTATTGAATCTAGACTTGAATATGCTTTCCTTATGGCTAGGTCTGTACAGAGAGATGCAGAGAGAGTAACAGCAGCAGAAGTTACCATGATGGCTAATGAACTAGAGAACAGTCTTGGTGGTATTTACTCCATACTTACTCAAGAGTTTCAACTACCATATTTAAAACGTAGGATGCACATGCTTGTACGTTCTGGTAAAGCTCCAAAACTACCAGATAGAATAGTCAAACCCAAGATCGTGACAGGTGTTCAAGGGCTTGGTCGTGGTAATGATCGCAATAAGCTTGTTGAATTTATTGGAACGGTTTCACAAGCTTTAGGGCCAGATATTATGAGACAGTACATGAATGTAGATGAAGCCATAAAACGTCTGGCAAATTCAATTGGCATAGATACTGCTAACCTAGTAAAGACACAAGAAGAGATACAGGCAGAGATGGAAGCCATGCAACAGCAGCAGCTTATCCAACATCTTGGGCCTGCTGCTCTTGGATCACCATTGCTTGATCCTCAAAAAAATGCAAACGCACAACAACTAACGGAGGAAACTGATGCCAACCAAGAAACCTAGAGAGAGAGATGAAGAAGGAAAGTTTGTACCTGCAAAAGCAGTAGTAAGCAAACTTGGTGTAAATGACGAACCAAAACCAAATGAACCAAAGGTGGTCGAAACTAAAAATGGTCGTACACTTACTTATAGTTAACAAAATATTATGACATCATCCCAGGTAAATGTTACCGAGACACCCCCTATGTCTCGTCAAGATTTAGAAACTCTTGCAAAAAATGAAACTGATGAGAACGGTCTTATCTTAGGAAAGTTCAAATCAGTAGAAGATCTAGCCGCTAGTTACAAAGAACTTGAAGGTAAGTTAGGTGCAGCTACAGAAGAAGATCAGGCTGAAACTTCAGAACAGGAAGAAACTGAAACAACAGAATCTGACTTTGATGCTGAAGAGTATTATGGAGATGGACTTGCTTCTGTATTAGAAGAAGTCGGTATTGATCCACAGGAAATCTCTAACAGGTTTACAGAGACAGGTGAGATCAATGATGATGATTACGCAAAGCTAGGAGAAGCAGGTTTCTCTAGACAAGTTATTGACACCTATCTTGATGGATTAAGAAATGGTGGTGTAACAGGAGAAGATATTGCTTCTGCTCAGATACAGGGTATAAAAGATTCTGTCGGTGGTGATGATAGTTACAGTAAGATGGTGGCATGGGCTGTTGACAACCTCCCTGCCAATGAAGTTAATGAATTTAATTCTTTAACAGAAACAGGAAATGCAACTGCAATTAAGTTTGCAGTACAAGGTCTTTATTCTCAATACAACAATGCTATGGGTGTTGAACCAAACTTAGTAACAGGTCGTGCTTCTCAAAGTGGACCTGCACCATTCAGATCTACAAATGAGGTAGTTACCGCTATGTCAGATCCACGCTATGGTAAAGATGTCACATACACCGAAGATGTTCAAAGACGTTTAGGTAATAGTGATGTATTTAACACTGGTCGTTAATTATGGCTAACAAACCAACCAACCCAGAATTGTATTCAAGGGTAAAGGCAGAAGCAAAGAAGAAGTTTAGAGTCTATCCTTCTGCTTATGCTAATGCCTGGTTGGTTAGAACCTATAAGAAACGTGGTGGAGGTTATCGTAAAACTTAATCATGCCTTTAACAAAAAAACAAAAACAACTAGATAAAACTGGTGATGGCAAAATCACTAGAGAAGATCTGATGCTTCTTCGTAAGTCAAAAAAAAAGAAAAATGGCAAAGCTTAATCTTAGCCAGATGAAAAAGCTGAAGGCACATTCAGTTCATCACACACCTAAACACATGAACCTTATGAAAAAACTCATGCGTGAAGGTAAATCATTTAAAGCTGCACATACTGCTGCACAAAAAGAAGTAGGCAAATGAGTCTTACCAGATGGTTCAAAGAAAAGTGGGTAGATGTTAAAACAGGTAAACCCTGTGGAAGACAGAAGGGTGATCAACGTGGCTACCCTGCTTGTAGACCATCAAAAAGAATTAGTAGTAAAACACCAAAGACTACCAGTGAAATGAGTAGTAAAGAAAAGGCCAGATTTAAAAGAGAAAAGACAGGCCCAAAAAAAATTAGTTATCAACATAGAAGAAATAAAAACAGAAAAAAGTTAAGACTTGCATAAGAGTGTTATATTTTAATTAACTGCTTATCTTTCCTTTATGTCTAAGGGAGTATCTCTTACCAAAAAAGACAAAGATCCCACTGGGGGTCTTACTGCTTCTGGCCGTAGGAAATACAACCGAGCAACAGGTGGGAACTTGCAAGCTCCTGTTACTAAAAAGACAGGTCTTTCTCCTAGACAAAAAGCAA